CCGTCCTGGGCTCGTTAGCTTTGCTAACCTTCTGCCATCCTGTGGCACCAGAGAGCTTCCAGCTCTCTGCCCCGATACGCAGCTACATCGGGTTATCAATAACTTTTTAGGGGAGGTACGACTATGGGTTGTTCAAGTTCTCACGCAGTGGCTACTATGCCATGGTGCCCCAACCAGGGCACTTTTGCTGTGGTGAAAGTGACACAAACCGATTATTGCCGTCCCGACCCTGACAATAGAGAGAAGCCTCCTGGTCCTCTCTTCAAATCAATGACCCCTCGGGGGCCTTTCTACGAAGCGGAAAGCAGGTATACATCCGTAAAAAGCATGTATAACTGCATCACCTATCACTGTCCTCCTGCCGTTTTACGGGATGAGGGTATGTGTAAGACTGATTGGGAATTCCGAGCCCGACAAGCCGTCACTGACGGCCTACTCGATCTCGGATCCATGATCGCAGAAGTAGATAAGACTCACGAAGGTCTTGTTGATTTGGTCAAGCTATTGATAAAAATCATAAAGGTGATTCGAGGCCGTGGGAAGTTTGACAAAGGCGGGTGCGATTTAAGCGCTGCGCATTTGATGGCTACCTACGGCATCTTACCTCTCATCAAAGACATCTGTGCCCTTCTTGAGCATTTGAAGTCTAAGATCGAAAATCCGCCCTTTAAGAAAATAAAGGTTCGGGCCCAAGCAAGATGGGACGATCCCTTCTTCTATATCAATCCCAGTCATGGATATGTGGCTTCTGGCCGTCCTGCATTGGTCACTGATTATGTGACCTTGTATGTACAGCCGGACCTCAGCTCCTGGGCTGGTCTTGGTATAGATCTAGGGAATCTCGCCTCCATTGCTTGGGAGAGGGTTCCGTTCTCCTTTGTGATTGATTGGGCTTTCCAGATCGGCACTCGGCTACAAAGCTTAACAGCCCTGAATGGGGTGTTACGCATGTACGGTTGCCGTACCCGGAGAGTAAAAGCGAATATGAGGTATCAGCGAGTAAACCTCTACTACAGCTCGACCAGGGAGTTAGGAAAGGCCAAGGTAAAGTACTGGCGTCGACATCTATTGACGACCATACCTATGCCTGACTTTCCTACCCTTGATTTCACTGATAGTTTTGAGGCACTCAAGAATGCTCTCGCTCTACTCCATCAGCTGCATTTTTGCAAAGGCAAGTAACTTGCCTTTATTCCATCCACTCTAGACCTCTAGGAGGTTTTTATGGGAAGCATAGCTCCCCTTACTATCAACGACGGTACCTCTTCCGTGACGTTTAACCCGACGTCGAAGAATGGCAACGTTGCAGTCTGGCACGACGCCTCAGAAGTTCTCCCGGCAGCGGCAGCTTACGTTTCTGCAAACTTCCGCTCTCGAGGGACCAATGAGAACGTCGACCGAGTCGATTTACGCTTAATCGTTCCTTTTGATTACGTAGACGACGGCCGCACCGTTGTTGGTGAATCACTCTTCGCACGTATTCAGTTCTCGCTGCCAGATTCCATTCCGCAGTCTGAACGAATCCGGCTTATTAACCTGGTGAAGAATCTGTTGGCAAATCCCCTTATCGAGGACTATGTCACGGATCTCACTCCAGTTTATTAAGCCTCGTGCGCCGTTTGATCCATCAACTCCTAAGGAGTCCATTATGTCAGTTCTCAGAACTGAACTTCAGACGTTTCTCGCTTTGTGCGATGTTCATCCTAGCCTGTATTCTCTTAACTGTAAACGAATTGTCAGAGAAGGTTCTCTTGACGAATTGGTTACCTTAGAGGAACCACAGGCCGAATATTACACATCGGCGGCTGCATTCCGTGCAGATTATCTGCTCTCGAAGTTGGTGAGTAAGTCTCCCAATATTCCTACGCAGATTGATACACAGGCTGTTGCTACCGCAGCTTTCTGGACAGCTGAAGACCGTAACCGAACAGTAAATGAAAGGCTCTACAACCGTGTAGATCCTATACTGCACCGGGCGGCTCTTCTGATTGAAAAGATGCTGGGCGAACTGAATGCGCGGGCCCTTGAGGAAATCTCAAGCGCCGTCGCACTCGGGCCGGGTTCAACCTACGACGTTAGAGGGAGGTTCGTACAAAGTCAAAAACTTCGTAAGAGCATCTCTTGTACCTATTCTCTCATACCCTTCGCACGGAGCCTTATCGGTATTACAGCCGACGAGGTGAAGTTTGATGTGGTAGAGGGGAATAGGTTTACGACGGTTCCAAAGAATTCGAAAACTGATAGGGGTATTTGTATTGAACCAACTCTTAACCTTCTGCTTCAGAAGGGAATTGGTTCCTACCTCCGTCGGCGATTGAAACTCTTTGGCTGTGATCTTGATGACCAGGGAAAGAATCGTTCGCTCGCAAAAATGGCTTACGAGAAGTCACTAGCGACGATCGATTTATCCATGGCATCGGACACTCTTACTGAAAGCCTTGTTTGGCGCCTCCTTCCACCTCGGTGGTTTGAGTTGCTAGATATGGCTCGATCTCCAAAAACGGAAATCGAGGGAAAATTCGTTAACCTTGAGAAGTTTTCTTCAATGGGTAATGGCTTTACCTTCGAGTTGGAGTCGCTGATATTCTTTGCAATAGTGAAATCAGCGAGTAGGAGACAACAGTGGGTGAGTATATATGGTGATGATATAATATGTCACCAGAAAGACTCACCTCATGTTGTCGCAGCACTAGAGACTTCCGGGTTTCTAGTTAACCGTTCGAAGACGCACCTTGGCGGGTGTTTCTTCGAATCTTGTGGTGGGCACTTCTTCAAAGGTGAGGATGTGACCCCTTTCTATCTGCGCTGCAACGAGAACATTCCGTATGCTCTGCAGATAGCCAACTCGCTCCGCGAGTATGCATGGAGGAGTAATCCCGACTTCGGTTGTGATCCTGCTTTTCGACCACTATGGTTGGATCTCGTAAAACGGATCCCACACCGGTGGCGATTACCCGTACCCCCTGAAATGGGAGATACTGGGTTGCACGTATCCGAATCGGAGTCGGAACTTCCGCATGCATCGACAGATGTAAAAGGTAAATATATTGGTCTCGAAGGTCGTATTGTCAAACATATCGTGTTAACCACAAAGTGGAAACGCATATCTGACTTTGCGAGTCTTCGGACCCATCTGTTGAGGCCGACACAATTCTCCTTTGGGCGTGAGCCCGTGCGAGGACTGTTCGGAAAACCCAAGGTCCGTACGACCATTAAAGGATGGTCACGAGACTATGACTGGTTTGACCAGTCATAGTAATTTAGGGACTTCCTTTCCCTGAACCGAGGATAA